AGGAAACATCAAGTACGGTGCTCCTAAAGGGTTTTTTGATGACTGTGTGTGTTCTCTGATGCTCTGTAACTACGGGATGAACGGAGGCGTCGCATTATGCCTTGGCGGGTTTGAGATGGAACTTACTCAGGAAGAGTATGATGCAAGAACTATTTCAAAAGATGTTGAACTGAATGAAGACTCGATTTTTGATTGGTCATCTGACTCGCTGTGCAATGATGAGACCGGAGAGCCAGTGGATGACATTTATGATTGGGCTGACGATGAGCCTTCACAATACAAAAGGGGGGCAATAATAGAGTATTGAATTACCAGGTGACTGTGGGTTCTGCCCACGAGTTCCACCATTTTATTAATTGTGGGGGAATTGCTTGTTCTGGCAATTTTCCTATCATGCTTCGGTCAATGTTGGTCGGAGATGTTGCAAACGTGCCTCTTATGTTTCGTCTGTTGTCAAATAGGTATTTGAGATGCAAATACGGCGCAGATGTCATCAGATATTGGTGCCCTCCTTCTACCCCTTGGTCAAGGTTTAGTCCATCGACTGTTCGTTTGTACCCTGATAACTTCCCGAATATTTTCAGGTGCGGGGACGGGTAATGTGAAAAGTTTGTAGTTGAGTTAAACACGATAAATGTGTCAATATTTGAAATCAAGTCGCAAATTGGGAAGTATATACCACTTGTAGGAGGCGTATGCCGCAGTTCGGTCAAGATGAATTCTTCCATAAATCTTGAAGGGATTTCGTCTATATCGATACAAAGAACCCAATCGATTCCCGATTCGTATGCATGTCTTAACACCCGGTTAATTTTTGTGCTTTCTGCTTCGGTTTCTTGGAAATAGTTAGATTTTGGAGATTCGAATTGGATTAGGGTTGTATTATGATTGCATTTTGAAAATTCTTGGCAGATTTGTTCGGATGTATCTGTGGACCCATCGTTGCAAAGGTAGATTTTGTCTGCATGGAGTTTTTCAATTGATTCAAGAAACAATGGAAGAAGCAATTCTTCGTTCCAATATTTTGCAATTATTCCAAATTTATACATATAAAATAAGGGGGATACTGAAACTTCAACATATCGGGCCGAAATTCCACAAGTTTTTTCAATTTTGAGATGTGTCTTTATTAAGAGGCACATAATGGGGGAAGCATTACCAAAACCATCAATAAAAGATAGCAATATATATAACACCCTTGACAAGATTCCGTCTGAACAGTTGACCGACATTCTTTTGAAAGCCTTTGCTGCACGCGAAGGGTTTACTCTCCCTATACCTTCTTCTATCTCGACCAATTATGAACCAGATATCGCAGACGCGAGACGGTGGGATGAGTTTGTCGAGTGGGAACGTGCCATACACCCCATTTCTAACTACTACAACACCCTTGGAGTAGCAAGGCCATACTTTTCTAAGGCTGCGAATGATGTGCTTGCCACGACCCCATATTATGCGATATGCGAGAAATCAATCTGCGACTATACTGCAGCACTTGAGTTTGGAGTGTATGATCGCGATAACAAGCATGTGCAGGATCTTGATGACTTTTTAGATTATCCGGGGAACCAGACATCGTTTGGCGACCTGATGAAAAAGTGTCTTCCTGACATTACCCGGTATGATGCGGGTGCTCTGGTAAAAACGTTCAATCGGAAGGGTAAATGTGTCGAACTTAATTCATTCCTCGGTACTGAATTCTGGAAAGAAATTGACCGGGTTCCGGTTGGAATCAATCTCGGTAGCCAACCACTCGCGAAACAGATTGGTTACTATTCACATGGTCATGTCCAAAGATACTGGCAACGTTCAAGGACTGGAGTATATGTTTCATTCGACCCAAACGAACTTGCCTATATGTCTATGTATCCTCGTAATGACACGATATATGGGACTGACTGGATTTCTTCTCTTAAGGCGCCTATTCAGTATCTAATCGATTCTACTCGTGCAGCAGGTAAAACATTCCAGAACGGTGTGGTCCCATCTCTTATCTACAAACACCCTCAGGTCACTGACAGAAAACAATTGATACAGCGACTTGCTGACTTGAAACAACAGAACCAGGGTCCACTCAAGTTCGGGTCTACGCTTCATCTGGTCAAAGATGAAGAAGTCGAGACCCTTTCTCATAAACTGCACGATATGGAATGGTTAGAGGGTCAGAAGTTCATGGCTCAACTGGTATGGTCGATGTGGGGGTTCCAGCCCCAGGAGTTTGTGGGTGAGTCTGCTAACCGTGCAACTGCGTATGTAAGCCGAAACATCACCAAATCGAAGATGCTTTACCCGATTATGAAATACCTGGAGACGGTGTTCTCCCGGGACATTCTCCCATACCTTAACGGGTATGAGAAAGGCATGCGGTTTAAGTTTGAGGTTGAGCAAGACCTCGATGATACGATGAAGGTAGCTGAGACAAAACTTGCACAATCCCAGGCTGCAAAGACAATGTTCGAGATGGGTATCAAAAACAAAGACGCAGCCCGTCTGGCAGGACTGACGACAGAACATGACGTGGTTGATTTTGATGAAATATCTGTAATGGATCTAAATAAGAGTCAGATGGGTGAGGGAGGGAAACCGTCTGAACCTAATAGAGGTCATAAGACCGACCAGGGAAAACCCGATAAAGGGAAGTCTGGTCAATCGAAAATTAAGTTTGGAGACAAAGAAGAACGGTCTGCCGGAATTAAGAAGGCAACTACTGAAATCAGGTTAGTGGGAGACGATGGTGCTGAAATCACCATTGTGCCCTCTGGGCCATCGGTTACAACAAACCGTAAAGGGTGTTCTACAGAAGCCGCCCGAGGAATGACAAAAGAGGTTCGGGAAATTACTAAGCACAACAGGGAGAAAATGAGAGACCCTGAAATTTGGGATTCGGTGGTTGCAAAAGCAATCGAAGATTTTGATTTAATGCTATTTATGGGAGAGTAACATGGAGGACGAACTAATTTTAATTGATACTGACGGAAACCCGGTTGGAATTTCAGGCAACCCAATATATTGTGTTGTTGCATCTCCTGAGGTAGAATAATGGCAGAACGAACTGCAATTTTAATCGATTCAAACGGAGACCCGTTGGGAGTTGACGGAAACCCGTTGTACATATCTGGGATTGTTGCTGTTGCATCTCTTGTAGAACTTACAGATGTGGCTATAACAGATCCTGCGTCTGGAGATTATATCGGATACGATGCAAGCACTGGAAAATACATCAATAAACAAGTAACGGGAACCGGACTTGGCGATGTTGTTGGGCCTGCTGGTGCAACCGCAGGCAATTTGCCAATTCTCGATTCTTCGGGGAAGATTTTGCATGACTCTGGATTGGCGGTTTCAGAGGTTGCGTCGATTGATTATGTGACGGAATATGTTGAACAATATATCCACGGGGTTGTATGGCAAGACCCAGTGATTTCTGTAGCGTCTGCAGCACCAGTATCCCCAACTGACGGAGATCGATATATTGTTTCAGATACTCCAGAAGGAGATTGGATTGGGCATGAGAACTGTATTGCAACATGGTGGGAAGGTGGACCAACCTGGCTGTATTTGTCTCCGGGTGAAGGTTGGGCATGTTATAATCGGGCAACAGACACGTTGATGATATACAACACCACTGAACAGCGGTGGGTTGATACCGGGTCTTCTGGAGTGCCTGAAGCACCGTCTGATGGTGAAATATATGGTAGACTAAATGGAACCTGGTCAATTGCACAATCAAAACTATTCTATGAAAGTGGCGTTGGCCAGATTTCACCAGTTCCGGTTCCTATTCCAGGTTTAACTGATATTGTACAGGTGTGCAGTTATGAAATCGGACCTCACCCGGGAACCCATACATGGCCAGAAGTTACGGTATTCTTCTCAGAAGGAGCAACTGTAATTCTTCGTGGTGCAGACGGTGCATTTGACATTGATGACGCCATTGAACTGCATACTGCAGTTGGAACTCTCACAATTGAGTCTCCTGGTCAAACGGTATCTCCTAGAGACGTATCTGCATATTTCAATGTGGGAACAAACACAGTCTACGTAAAGACGTATTCTACGGTCCCAGATTCTTATGGGTGTCCTGACCTGTTCTTGTATGTTACTCCAGGTCAGTCACGTGACATTGTTCCAAGAACCGATACCGTAGGGAATATTGGAACTGCAACAAAGTCGTGGGGTGAAGTTGTCGGACAAACGATAATTGCACTTGGTGAGTTCAAAGTCGGGGACGAACAGTTATCATATTCTCATGTCGGGGCTGCACCTAGTAGCCACGTTCACTCCATAGCAACACAGGTGGCATCAGGATTCATGCCAGCACTCAATGGGGATCCTGCATCGTATATGCGTGGAGATGGAACCTGGGGTGCAGGAGGGGCGCCTGCAGCACATGCTACTTCACATCTCTCTACCGGGGACGATCCAATACTTCCTGCTTCTCCTGATGGATATTCTGGATTGATGACCGGAGCAGATAAAACCAAACTTGATGGGATTGCCACCGGGGCAGAAGTCAATGTCAATGCTGACTGGAACTCTGGGTCTGGCGATAGCCAGATATTGAATAAACCAACTCTGGGGACGGTTGCATCTTGGGACGTTGGAACTGGTGCAAACAATATCCTTCAGTTAAACGCAAGTGCTCAGATACCTGCAGTTGATGGAACACTCATAACCGGGGTATCTGCATCAAATCTTTCGATATCGTCTAGGTCTGCAGTAGCGACAAAAAAAGGTCAGGCAGTATACATTATCCCCGGGAATTCGGCACTTCCAGACGTTGCTCTTTGTGATAACACGATTGCATCAAAATCCAGGATATTTGGTATAGTCGTCGCAGACGGGTCTATTGGAGACACGATTTCAGTGCGTAGGGGAGGCGTTCTTACTAATGTTGATACCAGGACATCGAACACGGCTGTAAACCCGAATGGAGAGACCTGGGTTGAAGGCGACCTGCTGTTTGCAACAACTAACGGTGGACTTACAAAGGTCAGGCCTACCTCTGGAAGAAGTGTAAAAGTTGGGTATTCAATAAAAGGGTCGAATGTAACCGATTCGATTCTGTTACATCCAATGGAGAACCCGGTATGGGTTGCGTGTGCATCTGGTGAAGATGTTGTACTTAGACTTGGAGATAATGGAGGGGCAAATAAAGTCAGCATCCGTGATTACGCTAACAACGAAGTTGCATCTATCAATTCCGATGGTGTGATAACGGGTGTGGGATCCGGATTGACCGGGGTTAATGTTACTGCTTCAACGTGGATACAAGAGAGCGGGTCGTTTACCGCGACTCCTGCAAGTACGTCAACGCTGACAATGACCTCTGATAAGACGGGTACGATTAAGGTCGGTATGGGTCTTAAGTACGTTATAGGTGGGGTAACATATTACGGGATGGTATCTGCAATTGTTTCGAATCTTCTGACGGTTAGGGGTGCCCCACTCGGGGGAGATGTAACCGCGTTGTATTATTGCGACTCAACAAGACTGGTTCAGATGCCCCTGCTTATTCCTGGGTATTATGAAGATGCAAATAATACGGCATTAATATCATCAGATTTGGGACAATATTTGATTTGGAGGCAAAGCACATCATATCTTGTCGCTATTGATGCTAGGTCAAGGGTCGCAGACGCTAGCAGCGATGGGAAAATTAATGCACGAGTTAACGGATCTGATGTGTGCTCGACTTCCGGAGGGTTGACATTAAACTCTACAAATTGGGTGTCTACTGCAGTAAATATCGATACCACTACATACGACATTTTGTACGGAGAAGCAATCGAACTTAATGCAACCAAAGGCACTGGGGGAGACGCTCAGGATCTTTCAATGTGGCTGGTATTTGTGGTGGCATAACCATGATTTGTGTAGGTGTTGGCGCTGGAATCCGGCGCCCCGATGCGTATACTAAACTGCTGGTTCGTATGAATGGAGACGGGACGGCATTCAGATCGCTAACCGGGCAAACAATTTCACAATATGGTGGAGCCACCCAAGATGTATCTGGATCTCGGTATGTTGGGTCTGCTGGAGTATTTGATGGGAATGGCGATTGGCTATCGTATTCTGCTGATGCTACCATCAATTTTTCATCTGGGTCATGGACAATCGAATGCGAATATTATCCGCAATCAGAAACGCAATACGGAGGTATATTTTTTACAAATTCTGATGGGTTTTCCAAAAACAGCGTGATGGTTCGATATAACGATACTGGAAAAATATGGGTTGCTGTGGGAGATGGATCTACGTATAAAGGAGCATCTACAGCAAATAACCCCGGGGTGGGGCAATGGGCACACATTGCGGCGGTAATTAATAGAACAACAAATATGCTGGAGTTGTTTATAAATGGGGTGTCTGTTGCAACAACTAGCATTTCTGGATTCTCAATTATTGATACTGGGAGTGTTGGTACATACATCGGAAAGTATGCATTTTCTCCAACCGATTATCCGATAAATGGAAAAGTTTCGGAATTTCGAGTGTCGAACATAGTTAGATATTCATCAGACTTTACCAGACCAACTCGGAGAAAATAATTTAGTTTGTCCATCTTATACCCACGGATTTCCCCGTGAGTATATCCGGGTCTTAACCAATCTTTTTTATCTTTCTCGTCTAAATTGTTAGAAGAGGCAATTTAATTGAAGCTAAGCACACGATGGACTCAAAATGAAGACAGTTATGTCTATCATATGACAAACAAGATGAAACTGACGACAGCGATGTGTGAACTGGTAACAGGGACTGGTGTCGGGTTCGACAACCTGGCGGGACTCGTTATAAAGACCGAATGGTGTGTTCCTGAATCAACAGACTTCCCAAACTATCCGTTCGTGTACAAACTTGCAAACGAGTATTGTAAGTATGCCCAGACCATCGACAAACCGTTAATCGAAGGAATGGTATATGAGAACGCTGTCCGGTATCTTGCGTCTCTTGCAAAACAAGACCCGGCATATTATAGCCGGTTCAACGGTATCATGTTCCGTGTTCTCCATGATTATAAAAACGGGAAAATCTCTCGCCAAAATGGTGAAAACTTGAACTATTTCAAAAGTCTGGTGAAGTGGTGGGACACGTTTGACGGTAGAGAAAGAAACCACGATTTGTACTTGAAATTTCTCAACTATATTGTTGACAAATATTCAAACGTCGAGTTTTACCAGTTCTCAATAGATTTCTGCCTGAACTGGATAGGAGAGCATTCTCGGGAGTTCGTGTACTCCGATGACATGAACCCTAAACGGTGGTATGGGAACAACGGTGTCGGATTCATGGACAACTTAACCATGGCGGGAATGGGATGAGAACAATGGCAAAACCCCCCAAAGGCGGCGCACCCCGCCCAAAGTCTCCCCTTTCTGTTGAACAAATGCTTGATGATATGCACAAGTATCATCATCTGATGTTCAAACCGGGCCAGGTGAAATCCCCGGAAGGTATGGAGACAACCGAATCGTTTTTGTCTCAACTAGATGTGCTGAAATCGTTCCAAGATATTATCATCAAAGCACCGGTGTTCGATAAGTACCAGACAACATACAGCAACCACCAGTCATACCAGGAATGTATGGAGTTGTCACATGACAGCAACCTCATGGTTTTGCTTGAGTGCCTCTCTATCGCAACGATATACTCGGATCGCGATGACCCCTATGATAAGGGGTGGCTCAACATACTGCGGATGCTGGTGGCGCTCTATCAGGGTAATCCGTATACCCGGGATAGGATTGGGTGGTTTATGTGGGCTGTCGGAAAGCATATTCATACACAATGCTATTTCCCATTAGCGCTTGACTTATACTATGACCCCCGACTCTGGCACAGGCCAGGACAAGCATCTAAGCCACCTCTCCCCATCCCACAGTCCCTTACTTTTGACGGGACAAATCAAGTCTTTGGGCCAGAGGATGATATCTGGGATTGCGAACTCCCCGATACCGGATAGAGAAAACGAACTAATTTCATCAAAGGCAATGGAGGATGCAATCCCAGCCTTTATGAAACTCCCTATTTTACACGTTGACCATTCTGAGAGACCTGCAGGTGGAGTAACAACGTGCCGGGTTCTCAAAGCAGGAGACCCGGTTCTTAACCCTAATCACAGAGATTTTGATATCAAAGCAAAAGAGGGAGACACGTATTTCAAAGCGTATATTCCCGATGATGGAGATTGTGATGATATCTGGGAAAAGATTGAGAAAGGGCATTACAACAAGATTTCGATATACGGTGTTCGGACAATGGCATCAGATGAATGCAAACTCCGGCCACATGAGCGGGTGACTCCATGTGTTACCAAAGGAATCCGCCTTTGGTCGTTCTCCCTGGTCGGCGAGAACGCAATCAATCCAAACTCATATATAAAAATTGCAAAGTCGTTTTCGGAGAATCTGTGCCAGGATTTCGAGCAAAAAACCGCTGCGCTTATTAAGGCTGCCTTCCCTGATTCTAATATGGCACCAATTCCTGATCAGGATGTCACGGATGCCGGAGAAGCCGTAAAAATTACAACTGATGTTGTGATGAAATCGGAACTTGATCCGGTAATCCAGGATGTTACCCTTATTAAGGGCGACATGACAGAACTAAAAACCGGTATCACCGGTATACTGGAATATCTCAAGAAATCTTCGGATGCGCCTCTTCCGGTTGATACTCCTGCTGACCCCGTGGTCGGAGATTATATCACCAAGGCTGCACTTGAATCGACTCTCGATATCATTGTCAAAGCAAAACTCGAACTTGCAGTTGCAGATATCAAGAAGTCGTATGATGCAAAGATTTCGGAGTTCGAAAAGAAAATGGAAGAGTTTGGTAGCGAGACCATCAAGAAAGGTGGGAACACCGTTGTGCTGACTATGGGAGACCCATCATCAATTGAGTCAAACCCGTTCCTGGCAAACCTCGATGCCCTGGGAGATGAGTAAGTATGGCGTTTAAAGTAGGTGGTGGGAACAACGGCGACGTTGTGAGTAAAGCCGCGTTCGGCGGATACGGGATGTCTGGTCTGTTTGACAATGTTGACCTTATTGGAGAGGCTCTCTGGGCAGGTATTCCAAATGGGTCTCCGGTAGGTGTTCAGCAGATTCAGATGCAGCAGAAGGCTTTCAAGAAAGCCAAAGGGTCAGGCAAACAAGTTGCAATGATGCCGATGCTGGCACCTATCCAGGACCAGTTTGTGAAGAAAGCGATTTTCTGTGACTCTTTCATGGATGCCGACGAGATTGCACATCTCAGGAAGGCTAACAAGGAAGAGATGGACAAGATGACCAGGCAATACCTGGACCAGGTTATCAAGAAAGCAGATACGACTGAAAGCAACCTGATGCACGTCATTGCCGATGAACAGGTCACATATCTCTATAAACGACCATACCCGTTCCAGTCCCTTATTCCGGTTGAGGCTAATAAAGGCAAGTGGGCTGCGTGGGATGTCATTGGTCCATACGACATCACCAGTGCATACTTCGATAGTGAAGACCCGAAACTGACCGAAACTAACATGAAATCCTACAACCGGTTTGACCGGATTAGGTACATGTACACCGTGGGTCGGCTGACAAAGGCTGCACAACTTGCAGGACTTACCCAGATTCCAGCACGAGACCTCCGGGCTATTCGTGTGGATATGGCACAGGACGCTCTGCGTGCGCTTCGTGAGAGGTCTATGCTTGGTGTTACTCGTAACCTGCAGTCAGTGAAGAACTACTTTGAAACTGCAGGACCACTGGAATATCCGGGTCTGTCAGAACTCATCATGAAGAACACCGGTGCTACCGGGTCTGGCGTGCTCAAGGACAGCACTTGGATTAATGCAGCAGACGTTGGTGGTATCAAGACGTTCACTGATATCAACTTCTACCTGGACGAGGTTTACAGCAAGATGGTGCTGTATGGAATGAAACCAAACCTCGCGCTGTGTGACTACAAGACCTTCGGTCTGATTCGCCGTGGTATGACTGACTTCATCCGATACATCGGAGAACCTGTCAAGACTATCGTACCTGGTGTTTCAAAGATTGACCTGGTGTTCCCCAACGAAGGAGCACTTCCGCTGGTTCCACATCCGTTCCTGTCAATGATGCCAGGAGACAACGGCTGTATCATGCTCGCAGACACTCGCCTGCTTGCTCGCAGAACTCTCTGGCAGGACACGTACGAGAACCTGGCCAACATCAATACCAGTGACAAGTTCGTGATTTCATCTGCAGAGACACTGATTGACAAGTCTGGCGTGTCTGAGTATGACTCACTGCACGGTGGTCTCTTTGGAATAACCATCAAAGGGAGAGTGTAAAAATGGCTGATCACTTCGTTGCATCCCTGTTAAAAGGGGAGGAATATTAACATGGCTGAAATTACTGGTGCAAACTTCTGCCAGATTGTTGGATACCCGGAGAACTATGTTGTCGCGAGCAAAGCCGCTCAAAACGACTACATTCTTTTCCCAGATCCAATGGTGCTGATTCAGTCTGCATATTTCGATACTGCAGTTGAAACATTTGCCCACGGGCTTATTACAACCGCATCAATTGACGAACTCGTCACTCAGGTGACATATTCCGGAGGGTCCGGGGTTCCGCGTCTCCAGGGTGACTACTTCCTCAAGATGGGTCATGAACTGGTCCATGTCAAGGCAGACACCGATGAGACGGCTGCGACTGGCACACTGACCATGGTCAGGGGGGCACTTGGCACGACACCCGCCTCGCATGATGCGGGTAGTGCATACATCCAGAACTGTCTGAAACTCACAGGTTCGACTACGGGCGATGTGAAAATCCTGTATAAGGGAGTTCCAGCGTTCCGCGATGGACTCAACATGAGTGCGGCATCTAACCGCGTGTGGTCTTCAACTAACCCTAACCGGGTATATGGTAGTGATTATACAACCCCTGTATAATACACTTTTAATTAACTTTCCCCCTCATTTCAAAATTTTTTGAAATCAATGATTATATGATCTATGATCATTATGATCATGTACTCCCCTCCCCCGGCAACGCCGGGTAACGATTCTCACAGAACTATCACACGGAGGCCCAGGGGCCGACACGCAATATAATTCATTAATTATTATATTGTACATTGTCCACTTGCGAATTTTCACATTTCAAAATGTTTTGAAATAGGTTTGTCAACTATTATTATATCAGGGGGTTAATTGGAATACATGGTTCCATTTGATGATTCTGTCTTTGGCCGGCCTCTTGATGCAGAGGTCCGGGCAAAGGAAGAGAAGCCGGTGAAACAGACCTGGCTTCGCAAACAGTATGAACGGGTGAAATGTTTGCTCACGGGTTCAACATGAGATTTTGTCTCATTGTTTTATTTTTAGTAATTCTGGTATCAGTTGGACAATCTGCAGTATTTACATCAAAGATGTCTGCCCAGGGTCTCGGCTCGATGGTTGTGAATTCGGATCGCCAGTGGGCGTCCGGGGATAACCTTGGGAGAATCAATCCAGCCGACCAATATATCGGCGGGGATGCAATGTCGCAGTTGCTTACTGCCCCTGGTAATTACCAGTATCAATCGATTGAAACTGTAGATGCTACCCAGAACAACCGGTATACGAAGACCGGGTTTACTAAATTTGAGAATGGAGGTACGTTTACTGAAACCTCGTCTGCGAACAAAAATGTTCCAAACCTGTCACCGATTCGGTGTGACACTGGTAGCATGGGCCAGTCTGGCGGGTTTGTTTCAGGGAACCCGCCATCACATCAATGGATTTCTGGATCTGTTGGTGGTATACTGCAAAGTGCTGAAATCGATACCGCGAAGTTTACGAGCGATATGAACTGGTCTCTGTCTCAGCAGGCTGCATGGGATGGTGCCGGACTGTATACAGGTGAAACAATTATGGGTGCCCATGTGGGCGCTGATAGAAACTCGACTGTGGCGAACTACGATATGTGGGCACGAGATAAGTTCTTCACATCGACAAACACCACTGGAGGATCGATTGCGAGACCGGAATGGTCTCTCATTGATTTTTCGGATTCGTTTGTATCGAATTCTTCAAGTAACGAGACAGTGAATATAACGGTGAACCAGTCATGATAGACTTTATTCCCATTTTAACTGCCGTTGGAACGGGTGTAGCATACTCGCTCTTCTGGTATCTGAACAAAGTGGCAGACCCCACGGTTGAATCCCCGGACATTGATCCATACCCAATTATCGCTACCGCTTGCGTGGGCGCATTTCTAGGGGGTATCAGTGTCCTAACTGGTGGCGAGTTGACCCAGGTATCGATTGAAGTGCAAATAGGTGCTTACGGGTTCTTTATTGCAGTTATAGAAAGAACGTTGAAAACCGCAGTCCATTTATTGGAGTCGCGGTATGGAGTGATTAGTTAAATGGCAGCACAAGGAGAATGTAGAATTGTTGGTCTCGGGCTTTCGGAAGAGGATGCCAAGTATCGCTACGCAACTGCTGTATCTACCACGATACAGGAAATTGCAGCGACGACTGCTGGTAAGATTTTTGTTGCGCTTGAAGCACTTGTCCCTGGTGAAATCCGTCTTGGTCTTTCGGTTGACGGCATGGCAGTTGCAGCGTTTAACAACAAGATGGAAGGCGCTACGTATCTTAACCCTACACCGGAGCACCCGCAGTCTTATGCAGTAGACTTGCCGATGCGGATCATTGGTGACGAGTCAGGCACGTTTCCCAAACCGCATACCATTACGGTGTATTGGGGGAAACCCGATTTGCGCAGCATTGGGTGGCAGGGTCGTGCAGACTTTACCCTGCTCATTACGGGTAAGTCGCCGGTTGTGAAATACAACCAGAAAACTGATGGCGATTAATTTCGCTTAACTTTTTTTATCTTCCCGATGTAATTCATTGGATGCCAGATATCCCTCATTCTATTAGAATTGAAAATATCGAAGAATTGATAAACGCCAAACATCGGTGTTCGAGCATTTCAGACATCACAGACATACGAATCGGTGTTGCCGAAATGGGAAAAGATATGATTAATTTGTCGGCGTTTTTTCAAGAACTGTCTGCAAAGATTGATGAGAATGCGGCAGAGCAAGCACGTAATTGGGAACGTAATTGGAATCGGCTTCAGGATCTTGAGAAATCTGAACTCATTCGAAGAGGGGCCAGTAAGTGGGAAGCATGGATTCTTGATGCTGCAAAATCTGTTCTTGTTGCCATTGTTGTAATAATCGCCGCGTATTTAATGAGCGGTGGCCATATTACTTAATATGGCTTATATTTCCCGACTTGACGTTGAAGCGTTCACCGGATTCGGGGCCGAAGACATGCTCCAGGGTTCGCTTATCATGACTGCTTCCCAATGGGAAGACTATTGTTCCAACGACCTGATTCCCCGGGTAGAACAGATGGTCAACCGGTTCTGTGGTGTGGCTTCGTTTGAGACGCACACAGTGATAGAATACAGGAACTCTCCGGGCGAGATGGACTATCTTAACGACTATATGTCTTGGATGACTCCTGGTGGCCCTGGTGTGAATACTACGCAAGTTCCAGAGTTCATCCTGGTGGAACCCTGTATCCAGGTTGCAAGTGTTGCAATCAAACCCAATGCATGGATTGATGAGTGGACCGATTTGTCCCAGGTTGGTGTGGACGAAGGGAACTGGTATTCGATTACCCAGGACGAACTGACTCATGTATACATCAATTTGCTCCCCATGCAAGGAAACTCCAATATCAGGTTTACGTATACGGCGGGATACCCGGCAAATTCCGAACAGTTCAGGGAAATCCAGATGATTGTTCTCAGGATAATCAGAATAAACCTGGAAGAAAAACTAAAGTTCCAGCAGGCGGGAACGATCCGGAATGTCGGGACGAAGGATTACGCGGAGATGTATGACATCAGCAAAGACAGGAACCAGGACCGATACTACATCCCAGAAGATATTGTCAACCAACTGAAACGGTATCGTCGTCTCTTGTTATCCCAGGTGATTTGACATGGCAATAGAACGCGGCGGGTCTCCGATAATCACTTCTGCAGGTCTTGTAGTGGCATCCCCGAATGCGCACCATGGGACGCATGTGTTTCGTTCAGCCACTAATTTTAATGTGGTTGTCGATGCGTTGGTGAGTTGTATCATCGATCATGCAGGGGATCTGGGTAATATTAAATACATTAAGGAATGGTGGGAGGAACCCGCGATAGTGGGTGAAACGGATGAGTTCCCGTGTTTCTATATTCTTCCATTGCATCCTGATTCAACGAAGGTCGCAAAAGATGCTCCGTATAAGTCGGAACCATATATCGGCGACCCGTTGTCTATGACAACATACCCAATCACTCTTATGGGGTATTACAAGTATACGAATGTTCGGCATCCCGTTCGGGACGTTCGAAACTACGCATGGAACTTATGGGACATCCTATCAACCGACAAACGCACATATTGTCTTCCTGCTGGTCTCCAGGCAATGACTCCTGATGTTGGATGGCATATTGCTGGAACCAATTACGTTGTTCAGTGGTGGTCAATGCGACTAAAAATGTCTGCAATCCTCTAAAATTTCAAATAGGCATAAATCTTTTTTAAGCGATTTGGGTTTACCAAGGTTGTACAACTATGGCAGATATGTATAATGATCGGCGAGCATTCTTCGCCGACTACGGGGCTATGACGCTTACCGTCGCGTCTGATGACGGCACATTTCCTGAAGTGCAGGTTGCTGCACTGAAAGGGGTTTCCATTACACCAAAGTTTGAGCATGTGTCTCTCTATGGAATGGAACGTGTTACGAGAGCCGCAGTTGCAAAACATTCTCTCGCGGTTGACGTGTCCATGGAAGTCGCCATGTGGAACCCTGATTCTGATATTATTCTCCAGGGGGTTCTGCTTGGTCACATCTCTGGTGCTTCTCCGATTACTGAAGCAAACATCAATGACGCTGCATGGAAGAACAAAGTGGCTCGGTTCACAATTTCCATGGACATGATCGATACTGACGCTCAGAGAAAGGTCACGGTCACGGCATCCGATGTATACTTCGAGTCTGTCCCATACGAGATGAAGGAACACGAGTTCATTACTCGTAACTTGTCCGGGACCGGGAAGTCGGTGAGTGTTGCCAGATACATCACAGATGGATCTGGTGGATGGACTCTCCAGTCCTAAATTTAACGCACCCTTTTTTATTAATCGGCTCAATTACTCTGTTGAATAACATGGCAGAGTCAAAAGACCTGTTCAAGCGCCTTCAGGCTCTTGAATCAAAAGAACTCGACGACAATGAACTTGTCCAGAAGATCCTTTCTAATGAAGCGGATCGTCACCTGATCTTTGACCTGGCGGGTGTGCCAATCAAAATCGTTGCAGCGTTTCCACGGGCTGTCCGGTATTTCTACGAACAGAACCGGAAAAGACCGAAAGACACTCCAATCGAGTTTTCAGAAGTAGAAGCAGATGCATACAAGATTGCTGCTCAGTTATGCATTGAAGCACCGTTCAACACTCCGGCGTTTTGGGAATATTATGACACAAAGACCGGGAAGTTCTGGGGTGTGTTTAACTCAATCTACGCCGGCGTGGAAAAGAGCGAAGAGAAGATAGGCGACTTTCGCAAAAAGTAATCTTGGAGAATTCATGTTTATGAAATGTCAGATGTTCAAACGAACGCCGTCAGGGAATTGGCCGTGTAGTATTGAAGAAGACATTTTCATAAGCGAGTCAATTGCGAACTATAATTCTAAGATGGCAGCACGACAGCAGGGGTAGAGAATGGCATCAAATCATCCAACAAGAGACCAGATTGCAGTTGAATTGTATCAGAGACCATTCTCTCAACTTTCTGTTGAAGCGAAATCGTCTGTAAACAAAGTCTATGGCATAATGCTCCAGACCATGCGGTCTGGTGGAGATCCGAAGCAACCTATCCGGGCTGCTGCTAACAGCGAAGCCATACTGATAGTAAAGCAACTGAAAGAGATTGCCGCCAACCCTGGCGACCAGATAACATTACCTAAAGGAGTCCTTGAAGACGCTGCCCGTGTTGTTAAGATGCATTATGAGGCACAGGGTAACAAGAAACCATTGAGTGCCGGTGACATCAATGCAATCAGACGAGAAGTCAAAGTAGTTTGGAGAACCGCGAACCCAGAAGTCGTAAAATGTGTTGCTGACTATCTGACGAACTCGAAAGGTAGATTTTCGGGCGTAGGTCCGAAGACTCTTCGGAGGAAGTTACGGTCTTTTCTTTCTTCGGACGAGTTAGAGAAAATATCCGATAAAGAAATTCTCTCTACCCGAGACATTACAATTTCGCACTTGTTTGACAAATGGACCCATGGGAACCTCACATCATTTGTAAGACCCAAAGTAGAGGATCTCCTTGAACATGATGTCAAGCAACTCCAGAAGAAGACGAAAAAGATTCAGCCCGTAGGGATTGCCCAGGTTGAAGAGACTCTGAAATCGTTAGAGACTCTTCACAACATCCATAATTCTCCTACCAGGTCTTTTTCAAACCCGTTTGTAAGACGGGCAATGTATAACCTGGGTCTTACCCCTGACCAGATTATATCGCCTACCACAAAAGAAGCCATGGGCGATGTGGTGAATGCTGCACATGCCATGGCAATGAAGGTGGCGAAAGGCCACCCGAAACTTGGTGGTGGTATACTCATATCGAAGAACCCCAGACTTCACACCAGAGCATCATCAGAGTATCGAGAATCCATTCCAACACGAAATGTGCATTCTGGTATAGGTAAGAGGACGACCATAGCCTCGACCCGCTATAAGGGTCGGTATAGTGAAGGTTGGAAATATGATATCCCGTCCCGGTGGTCCGGTAGTGAAGATACTGAGAACCCGTTCGGGGGAAGTGCTCTTGGCACATGGTTAGAATCAGACGAAGTTAATTTCGGGTTTGACCCGAACGCAGAAGCAGAATACAATGGTGCAATAACTACTGCAGCATCAAAAGCGCTGCGTAATGCGTTCAAACGCCAGTATGGATATGAAGCATCGAATGCAGGATTCTCTACATTTCTTGATGATATCGAATACCGCTACGATAAACCGCTGTTGATTCCCGTGCGTCGTGCTGGTGGATTACCTACACGGCACGATGCTGGCCCTAAACGAATCAACAATTTCTCAACCGGACTGATACCGCAACACGCTGGTTCGGTAACTGCTGCCGAAGAACGTATGGGGATTTCTCAACTTGCACTGCAGCAGCATGAAGAAGACATTGCAATGTATAATGAGAACCTGGAACTATACCAGTCCAGGTATGGGAACTCGTTGGGTGCCCGTCTTCTTGAAGGACATGTACCCCTGGATATTGCAGACCAGATAATGCGGTTGCCTGGAAAGGCACGGTGGGCAAAGGCAACCGAAGTTATTGATTGGTATTCGTCGGGATTGAAACGACATGAGACCGATATTTTTGGTTCGTCTCCTGGAATGAAGGTAGATGACTTCACTCCGTTCTCCCCGTTCCAGACTCTTGCAGGGCACACTGAAAAGATTACCCCAAACAGCCCGTTAATGAAATCGGTTGCAAAATTTTATTCGTCGTATGAGAACGATGCTCCGACTGCTCTACCTGACGAGATTGCAAACGTGGTGTCTGATGTCGCCCATGGCAAGACATCGATCCCTGGCACCACCCGGGTGGGGATTGTAGGGTCGAAGGGTATCCAGGATCCTCGTCTCATTAACAAGTGGCTGAAAGCAAATTGGGACGATTCCAAGTTGATGATAACGTCAACCGAAGTGGGGAAGAACGGACGACTGAAAGGAACCCCGGAATACAATAATGAGAACTATGGTGCTGCGTTCCATGCGTCGAATTTTGCTCACCATAACAAGTTCTTGCAATATAAATTCCCTGTGCGGAGTGGTGGGAAGTACAACAAAGACATGACTACTGCAGACGTTATTAATGCGTCTGATGAAGTTGTGGCTTTCTTTGATTCTCAATATCTTTCGGCATCCGATGTTACTCAGTTAAAGAAACTCCGGGATGCTATTGGAGATAAACCTGCACGGATCGTGTGGATGCCTTCAAAGATTGGGCCTTCTCCAGACATGAAGACCCAACAGTCGTTCCTGGGATACTACCAGCAGCATATGTCAGGTATTCCACTTGAGGCAATTTACCCAGGTTCGTTGCCCAAGTCGCTCATGATGGACCTTGCCATGCAAGATATACCACTAAAATACCTTGCCAAAGGTGGCCCACTTAAATCAAATGAGATGGCTATAGTAGGTGAGGCTGGCCCGGAATTGCTGGTTCCAGCCGGCGCAGGAGGCTTTAACGTGCTACCTAACAAAGACCTACGAAAACTATACAATGGGACAATCGGGTTATCGTCTGTAGCCCGTGACGTTACCGGAGAACCACAACCAGATGCCCATGATTATACTGACCCCGCGACAGGTGAAATTTGGCCGTCAGTAACCAAGATTATGTCTCTGGGCAAGAAGGCAAACATTGCGCCGTACTATGGATCTGTCGGCGATGTTGCCCACTATACTGCTGCTAAAGCACTTGGTGCACAACACGGGATAGATGTGTCTCATGTGAACCCACCAAAGGTGGTAGATGCAGCAGACTACCATGGGAACGTCCATTCTGCAGCAGATATTGCAGCAGAGGGAACCCGGCTTGGTGAAGAGTTTGTAAAGATTGCAAACGACATTGGGTTCATTCCGACGATGATTGAGCGTCGGTTTGTTAATATGGCTGACAAGTATTCCGGGACTGTCGATATGGCAGGGAACCTCCGGGACGAACTTGGCAACCTTGTACCCGCAGTAGCAGATTTCAAGACCGGGACGGTTAAGGGTAACAAAGACATCCAGAAGTTTGCTGAGCAGATGGGTGGGTATGCCCAGTTCTTCTCTAACCAGGTTGACGGTGTGGTAATCCATATGTCCAGGGACATGAACGGTCTTGGACCGGTGACTGTGGATATCATCAAGGGTGCAGAGAATTTCCGTGACAAACTTGCAAAATACAACGAGATGCACGGCCCTCGTCCAGTGAGACAGAGCGGTCCAAAATATACTGAACGCCAGTCATTTGATGCAATGGTCCGTGACCAGACATTGCAGAACACTCCAATAGAGTTCTACGATGCAATGAAGAAGGAACGGTATGTCCGTGCAGGACTGTCCACCACTGTTCCTGGTCATGCTGTTGCACTTGAGAAGACTCTCCCGAAGTTTGAAGCAGTTGGTCCTACGCCTGACGAAACCTGGGATAAGAACCCGTCACGACTTGCAATATTTGGTGCCCGACTGAAAGAGATCGAAACATCGCTTACTGGAGAAGGTGTTCATCCGGCAATACGGAATGCTATGGGGAACCTGGCGGCCCGTGGATGGGACGCTGACACGCTGAACATGCTTGCCGGTGGCAGGATGGGTGAAGAGGAAGACGACAAACCTACAATCGATCTGTTCAACCGGGTATACCAGTCATTGAAACCCCATATCAAGGGAACTGGACTACTTGATTCCGGTGAGAACATGGACAAAATGCTCTGGGAAGATGCCAGAACGATTCTCAATGTCCTCGAAGAAGCGGCAAAAACATTTGAATCGATTCCCCGGCTGCCACATATGGCAGCATCTTCCTCTTCCTCGCCAGGTATATTGCCCAACATCCCTGGAAGTGCAAATGCTCCCCGTAGTGCACCCCAGAATGGAGGATCGGCATCTTACCCGAACGATGTATTGGGTGGCCCTGTAAAGGCAACCATGAGTGCTCCAGTGAAGTCTGGTAGCAAATGTAAAGGTGTTGACCTTTGTGCCCCTACAATGTCGAGATTCGAAGGGTGGTTCAAGGCAATCAAGGGTATGGGAGGTATGGGCGGTGGCCCGGCACCCCGGACAAGTTCTGGTCGGGGTGATAGTGATGAAGGTGATAGTCCTGAGAAAGCATTTGCTAAAAAGTATCTCGGGAATGTTGAACATGCTACCGGGTTCTGGAAAAAGTTAGAACATTCTCCAATCATCGGGACTCCTCTTAAGATGTATCGACAGAGAGAGGAATGGACATCCCGTACAAAACGTGCTGACCAGGATCCCTTGACTCATGATGCTCCAATGGGATACTGGAAACTTCTTGAGAAAGAAGACCAGGCACGGAGTAAGTATCTCCGGTCCATACGTGGTGCTACCACTTCGTTCCTGATTGCACAACACGTCATGCGTATCTTTGGACAGACTTCTCAAGTGTATGCAAAAGGTGCCGAATCAGTTGGAAAAGGACTTGGATACATTTATGATATGTTTCTCATGCCCCTGGTTCCGATTATTGCACCCATCACCAGGGCTGCAGTAGGTTTTGGAAATTTCATCCGACAACTTGGGATGCTGCCTCTTGCAGCAGTTGCACTCACCGGGCTTGCATATGCAGCCCATAAGGTGAAATCAAATGCGGAAGCAGCACGGGCTGCGTATGAGTCTGGTGAGAGAATCCCCAACTTGTTGACCCGGATGGCCGACTCGTTTGACAATCTCGGCAATGTGCTGACTGGCATACTTGCAAAGATGTACCCAATGCCAGACGAGATTTCCAATCTGTCTATGCAGGAGTATCATCCAAAGGTAGACGAGTTCGACCAATTGGGAGACATAACACCAAAACTGTCTAAAGGTATCAATAAGGTTCCGGGAACCGGTAACTCTGATTCTGTGCTTGCAATGCTCACTCCTGGCGAGATGGTTATTCCTAAGGGAATAGCAACCCAGATACGTGGATACGCAGAAGGCGGTATTGTTGGTGGTGCGTCTGGTCTGTTGACAAGTGGTATGGGTATGCTGACCGGTGCATACTCATCTGCGATATCATCTGATGTGGGTATTGCTGCAATGACTGGCCTTGGCATGGTATCCAAGACGGTGGGTGCACTGATGGCACCTATGGCCCCGGCACTTGCTGGTATGGCTATTGCAGGTAAAGGGTTTGCAATGGTTAAGGGTGCAGTCGAGAGAGGCACCCAGGTTACTCAGCAAGTATCACAGGGCGGCTTTGCCGGACTTCGGACGATGGCTGCAGCACAACTTGCAGGCACCATTGGTGGACTTGCACCATTGCTCCCTATTGGGGTCGCCATTGCGGGCATCTATGCATGGACCCAAGGATTCGGTCCAATGGCCGAATCAACAATGCGTGGCCTTGGTGATGCAATGAGAGGAACACTGAAGGTTCTTGGTGATGCGTTCAACTGGCTTAAGGACAGGTTCAAGGCACCCGAGATCCCTGGGGAAATTAAGACTGACAAACTGCCTGATGGCAAACTTATCGAGGCTGAAGAGAAGCGCCGGGCAGACGCGAAACGTAGATATGGTGAGGCTCGGGTAGACGAGGTAAAAGTTGACGAACGGGGTGATAGAAGTGAAAAGGTTCGAACATGGAGAGATGAAGCCAAAGAGTTCCTGAAAGAAGGTCCAAAATCCATGATGGAAGGGGTTCCCGGCATGGCTCTGACAGGCGGGGTTATTGGAGCAATGGAATCAAAGAACCCTATGGATTGGGCAATATCTGCAGGACTTGGTGGAGCAGCACAGGCTGCATTCAATATCATTGGGAAGATCCCCTACGTTGGTGGAATCCTTGCACCCGGTATCGGTGCTGCAGTAACGCCAGGGTTCTCCAAATCGGTTGCACATGCAATAACCCAGGGTGAAGGCCCATTATCCCCATCACAATACATTCCAGCACTAAAGGGGAACGAAGGTGCATCCAGAGGGATTGAAGCAACTGCATCAATGCTGTTGAGTTCTGGTCTTGGTGGGCTTGCAATATCCCCCAATCTCCTGATAAAAGATTCCGAAATGAAACAACTGTATACCAATTCGGATTCCGGGAACAACTCACTGCAGCAGATTCTTACAACATTGAAAGACCTGATGGGATACATGAAACAACCTACGATTAACCAGAATACGTTTGAAATCAAGTCGGATGACGACTACCGGATTATGCAGATGATAGACCAGCGACTTGCCCAGGTTGGGAAACAATCTGGAGCACAATTCACAGGATGATTAAATGACAGAGAGCACAGTTGGAATGTGGCACGATTATGCATGGGCTGCGGGTAGTCCGATAACTCCTGCCAGTTTTACCGGGGTTTTAGCACTCGGGTTCGTCCCGATATCGACCATGGGGGACGGGTATGGGCAGTTTACTATACCTGGTGCAAATGTTACGTTTACTGCAGTTGATTTAACTGAGATAGCAGAATCCCCAAACAACACAACATCATACAGGGGAGGCATCCAGTCAGTAGACAAATCGTTCTCCGCGAACCCCATACTGATAGCAATCCCACAAGAGTTCTCAACCGGGTATGACATCAATTACATCGAGTCTGCGGTCATTACGATAGCAGGGGTGTGGTTTGACGGGCTTATTATATCGGGTAGGGACGCAATTCTCGAAGACCTGAGAACATCCAAACATTGGGTAAATCCAATGTATTACCAGTCTCCGTTTGTTCTCCTGTTGTCAAACCGTGCATATTTTGTTTATATTACGGGATACTCGTCTAACATTGTTGGTGGACAGGGGGGCGTAATATCGTTCCGATTAGGGCTATCTATTTGTTCAATAAAAGGTCATTATGGTAACTAGATTACCATGGTGTTTTTCAAGAACTACTCTTTTGAATATAACGCACAACGAGTAGACGTTTTCAAATCTACGGTTGTGTGTTCGGTAAGTTCAGATGCCGACGATTACCGGGAAGGTGTATCGATAGCAATTGACCCTCCCGGATTCTATGGTGTTATTGTCGATTGTAAGAACTCTGGAGACAAACGCACGCTTGACATATCAGCAGAATCCTGGGGCCGGGAACTTAGAAACACCGCAGTATCGGATTCAGGAGAGTTCAGACAGATAGACGCAATCCAACTCATTAAGGATCATCTGTTGCCACCAGGGTGGACTCTCATCTATCCACCAGAGTTTGACACCTATATCAGACGAATATCATACATATTGAGAAACGGGTCTTATTTAAGTCACATTTCGACGGTGCTTGATTCCCTTGGTCTTGACTTTACCATTTACTCAGAAATGGTTGGGAATGAGTTGCAAAAGTTCGTCAAAGCATATTACCGGGATGAGTTTACTGATCGTGCAACAAAAACGGTTATTGAACGAGTCAATATTGGAAACTTGACCATTACATCAGATTATGGAAAGGTTGCCACTTCGATTACGGTGATGGGAGCCGAGTCAGAACAGGGTATAATTCAAGCATCTCTCGATGCCGAGATAGGAGACTGGCACAACGCTCCCCGTGCATTGTCTATCAGAGACTTGCAGATGAGCAACCCGGAGTTTTCAGCAGACGCAAAATATTTTGGGTATTTCCCGGCATCCGAAGACGATTATACAGTTGAGAGGCTTAACGCTGGAGATATTGTTAATATTGGAACCGATAGGGTTCTCATCGATTCAATATGGTTTATGCCTGCCATCAGCGTTTCGTCTTGGGAATCTCAATTGTTAAGTGAATCGGGATTCCCTGCGGTGCTTCGCCCAATAACAGAATATATTCCATCTGGCATGATTGTCGCATCGGTTTACTCAGGCACAATATCGCAATACCTGGAATCAGCAAAAACCAGTTACTCATTCAAGAATGGGAGAAACATTTCAAATTATTTTGAAGATGCATCTCAACACGGGATCTATGACCCGGTTCTCGACTCTTTGGCAAGTGTATCTGTGGGCAGTTACCTGACGTTCGATAAGAACGTCCCAGCGGCATCGGGAATCATCTGGATAGGATCTGAACGTATGTTCTATCGTCTTGCAACTGATGGTGGTTCTCATATCCATGTAAGTGGTCTGGTGAGAGGTGTGCCAACTTGTGCAGATTCACAGTGTGAACATTGTGGAACCAACCCTCTCCAGGTGTCTGCACAATGTCATCTACTTCAACAGTCGGGATATCTGTACAATTTTTGCGATCTGGCAAAAGCAATTAGAGCAAAGTTCCCGTCTGCGGGAACGACTGATTTTACGTGGTGCCCTCTTTGTTTTGATAACTCGTCAGTGTGTCCTGCACTCAAATGTCCACACATTAAGACCGATGCTGATTTTGCTATCGTGTGTCCTAAAGGACTCACGAAACCCGAGATTGTGTGGACCCCCCAATACCAGCACCATACTGGTGCTCTTGTCTTACCTGCATCGTATTACTACCCAACCGATTCTAACGGGGCAACTGCTGACACATACGAGATATATGCCAGGGACTCGTTAATCCATAAGTATGGGTATCTTCCAACCAGAATATCGGTAAAAGGGATTGCTGATATGGATGGTCTTGACAAGATTGCAGAAGGCAGGCTTCGATTGTCTGCAATTCCAAGCGTCGGGAAATGCACATTGTTCAATTACGATCCATGGACTGTTCCTGCATCGTGTTTCCCGGGAGACGTAATTGATGTAACTGTTGCAACCATGTCACGATACGATCATTCGACGTTCCATTGGATTCCGTCTCAATGGTTTGATGTCTCTTCAACTGACCCGAATTCTCCCGATTGGGTTGTGGTTGCCACTGGTCAATGGGTAAAGATTCGCGAAAAGTTTACTATCCAAAAAACGACAAAGAATCAGCGAGGAATGCCAGAAATTTCGTTTGGTGCTGGTGAAATCGGGTTCCAGAACCTTACTGACTATATTGCAGACACGATGGATGTGACCAGTCAACGACATAGGAACCAGGACGAATCAGTAGTGATAGGTGCATCCGAAACCGGGATTGCTGCTAAAGTCCAGGATGTTAAGACTGGCAAAACTACCTGGGTCAGGATGGTCCGGTAACATGCCAATGTTTCGGGGCAGATGGGGGCCGAACTCAGAATATGGGATAGAGTCAGCAGACCCGGAGATAGGGAGTAAAATCCATGTCATAAACGGCAAATATGCAATCCAGTCTGGCCCTGCTGTAGAAGGAGCACATCTCGGGATAAATGGTGGGATGTCTCCTACTACCACCTTGCCAGGATGCAACAAAGAGTTCTGGACGTGCAAACAGGCATGGCTACATGACACGGTAACTGATAACGTGATAGATTCATCGATCCAGTTGCTAAACATGACTCCTAGTGGCACTGTGATTGGCTCAATTGATTTGGACCCGGTGATTTACTCAATTATTAAAAATATCCAAGTGAGAACTGACCAGTATGAACGGGTGTCAGTTGCACCCTGGTGGGTCAACCCGTATTATTACGATAGATACTCAAGATATGAACCTTTCTCGACTGTTGCATCCCCTGCATATATGGATCTCCCTGTGTCGTACGATACCCACACGGTGAGACATCTGGGAGGAGATGTTAATGTTGCTGCAAATTATATTCGGCCAGCGTCATATGCTGGCCCTCTTGGCCCTGTATTTGCAGGACTTACTGCAATTGGTGACATTGTTTCAGGATGGCCAAAGTCTCCCTGGAACCTTACAAATGGCCCGGTTGACCCCTGTAACATCCAGGTCAGGGATATAAAACTCGATGCAAACGACAACCTATGGGTTATCCTGCAAATAGGATGGGAATACTGTAAACCTACACAGTCTCAGCAATCGTCCCAATTTTTCGACCAGGAAGTATCAACCTGGGTGGGATATGATGACAGCAGCGGGATCCCATCTACCCGGAAACTCTATGACGACTCGTTTTTCTCACGCCAGTATAATCCATCTGGCGACAAATATCGGGCCGGGCCAATTCGTCCCCGTGTCGTTATCATATGTTTTGACAAAACTAAAAAATACAAAACATGGGATTATGTTCCGTTCAGACCCGGCACCTGTGGGTTTAATGGAACGCCAAGGGATGCCAGGTCTCGCGGCCCTGCATATTATGGGATAACGGTTCCCCCTTCTCGTCTTGACGTTGACAAGTATGGGAACGTCTATTATAGCGTCGGTACTGCTGACATCTGGGAACAGACTACATCGTATAGCCAACTTCATTGCATGGGTATTGCAAAGAACGAAATGGGGTATTTGTATGTCAGACCCGAATCAGAATTCGCACGCATCATCGATGAAGGGCTTGCTGTAGGGTTAATCGGGCCATACCCATACCAGTGTGCGTTACTGATTACCGATACCAACACGGTTGGATATTATAACAAAAATATTGGAGACCAGACCCGGCCAGCGTTCCGCACACCGTGGACATGGACCATTGGTGGTGACGGGATAACTGTTACTCAGCTAACAACTAAAGCGGAAACCGCAAAGACGTTCCAACTGACGCTTGCGACATCTACACCCGTTGCTATAAACGAAGAAATCTGGTATGCTACTGGCACAGGGAACGCGACAATGATTCGCGGTGCGTTCTTCTTAACCGCATCATATGATTTTCCGCATCCGAAAGTGAAATATCCCCCGCTTACCTGGGGACCATCTTCTATCCGGGCCGTTGATAACGAATGGTTGACTACAAACCCGTCAACCAAAAACGCGAACAAAGATTGGGATTTGTTGTTTGCTGCTTGTGATTACCTTACCAGGAACTATTCGTATCTCGCATCTCCAACGACTTATGATTGCTCGTTGTGGTGGACCCATGAAGTCCCCTGGACAAAACAACTGAACCAGTATACTCAATTACACCCTCAAAAATCCCCGTTCTTTCAAATTGGGAACAGTGGTGTTGAACTTCAGTCTGGATGGAATCCTGCTGAAGCGCCAGGTGGGTGGTATACCCATTTCACCAATAAATCTGGGACGTATATGGACATGGAATGCCGTGCATACACGTTCAAAGATACCAGAGGATATCCTTTTCAGGGGTTCCTACCGCTTCTCGGGGGTATATCATCCACACAAGATGCAATATTCAGGGTAGCATCGTCTCCATATTCGCAAACCGGTGTGGTTGCAGGAACCGACTACTTTGAAAACTGTAATGTGTGTGGGATGCTTCCTACAACCATTTCCCGGGTACAACAAGAAGACACCTTAATCATACCTGGATTTGATTTCAAACACGAGACGTTCCGGTTCACCGGGATAACCTGGGACAGTTATGCTGCACTAAAAGTTACGTCTCCCTTAAACGTGTCTACTGTAGCATACCCATGGAGAATGCATTCAATGAAGTCTATAATGTCTACCGCGTCTTCAGACGGGTTAGACCCGTCTAACTATGGACCTGCGTCGTATTCGTTAGACCCCTCATCGGAACTTCCAGCAGACCAGTATTTAGTCCCCCAAAAGGATCGCGTCTTCTTTTTTGATGAGTCGTTTGATTTGTTCTGGGCAGACGTTGCAAGCAAAATGGGTAGACCGGAAGTACAAACTGTGGTAACAGGGATACGCAAAAGAATTGCAGACTCAAAGTTCCATTATTATAACACAGGGTTGCCAAACCTTAATTTCGGGGCGTATGCGTCTGCAATAAACTGCGAAGACTCCGTTGGACTGTTTGTTCCTCGATACAAGATGTCAATTGAGTTCCAGGACGATTACCCGAACCCGGGTGACTATTGGGCATACATGACCACTGACACTAGACCGTTGCGCAGGCTCTATATTGCAAAGGTCAGCAAAAAAGGAGAGTTGTCTTGGAAACCCGATGGGACTAAAGGTACAAAAACGTGGTGGGCACCTACTGCAACCTGGGAGACTCCTGCGTCTCCTGCATTGTTCGAACCTCCGGTAGTATCGTTTACCTATTACGACTTTGAATCGGGTCAGATTGCAAAACTAAAAGAGTGGGAACCTGATTATACCGTTGAAAAGTACCAACAAATATGTTTCAAAAACTGGTATCCAAAAGGGGTGAGACGGTCTCCTCAGTTCTACTAATATTTTTTAGCGTCTTTCCATTCTTCGTCTGATATTACCCGTCCACATTTTAGGCATTTGTAATAATCAATTTCCGCAGCATGTCCTTTCAACCAGGGAACCTGGTCGTATAAATCTACAAGTTTCAGGTCAGTGGACCCACATTGTGGGCAATACGCTGTCTCTCCGACAATGCCATTTGCAATCCCGGGATCTATTTCAAATTGTTTTAAAGTGGTGTAATCTTTCATCAGCTCATACAAGACGTACATCAAAGAAACAGCGATAACAAATCCTACAAAAAGTGATGGTATATCTATCATGTTGGCGGTTTTGGGATCAATGATTCTAGGATGTCGTCAGCGTTCACTGAAGGCACCCTGGTTCGAGTTCTATACACGTTCCATACAAGTATGGCACCCATAGCGAATATCGCAATACAGATGCCTCCAGTGATGATATACACATCAATCATTTTTTATCGTCTCTTCTTTGATAACAATGAATTCTTTGCCCCAACCTTTTGGTAGTTTAGGGAACACCATCTCCAGACGTTTGCCTGGGTATCTAAACTCAAATAGTTTTTTCTTCAGTTTGAATATTTCCGTCTGGAAAAACTTACTGGACTTAACGTCTATCACACTCACCGACCCATCGAGATTGGTAACATCAAAGTCAGACACGTATGTCAGGGAATGAAACAGTTCTAACATATGCTCGCATTCCGGGCACTGTCTGGCTTTCTTGTATCGTGGGAAGTCTGGTGAAGTGTCTTCTGGTTTCTCCCATACAAAGTCGCATCCTGCCCGGGAACATTTCCGGAACTGAGGTTGTAACAAGTATGGCACTTGCATCCTGAACCCTGCTATTTCACCAAGTTCACACTGTGATTTGAGGAGGGTATAATAGAACGCTTCTGTTCTGGACGAGAATTGCTTGCCGTCGATGACGACTTGCATCACATTTTTTACTCTTGACTTCCCCATACGCCTTGACACTCCGCATCTTTGAGATAAATATTAGACACACATTTGTTATGGATTTCACAGAACGGCCTTACCCGGCCTTTCTCAACACGGTAATACAAAAAAGCACATTCCTGTAACTTGCAGATTTTTACCTTACACCGGATCTGGTTGAACTTCCGGGTTCTCCATCCTTCGGTGGCAGCCTTCACTCTGGCTAACACCTTTGCAGTTTCAAGTGCTTCGCTCAACAACATTTTAGATTGTCTTAAGTGTAACAAAAGGTGAAATGTTATCTGTAACTGTCTTCAGGGCTACCATACTCATCGATCTCATCTTCCCCGTATGTTTCATCATCTTCGTGTATGGATCGATTCTTGATGCCTCCAGACTTGTAATATGAGCATTTGGCAAACTCTCCAAGACACGTACCATCCTGGTCAGCAAGCAGTCCAGGGGTATCTCCTGGGGTGTTAGATGTTGCTTCGCACATACCCGTAGGGAGAACAGACCCATCACTCATATATCCACAAGGGAGTAGTGGCAGAGCCTTCTGTCGGGGACCAGTCAGGTCATCAGATATCTCACCTTTCTTTGCATTGACTGACCTGTCGTAAGCGCAGGCTTCGCATAGCATCTGGTCGCCTTCTCTGACCAGGATCTCAACACCACACCCTACACAGGGAACCAAGGTGGTTTTGATATCGGCCTTTGAATCCATCACATCTTTAAATTCAGATAATGGCGTTTCTGCTCTGACTGATACATTTGCCTTTACCTTTGCTTTGATTGCAGGGACTTCCACAACTACTCGCTTTGTAGTATTGAACGTGTCAATGAACCATTTCTCAATTTTCTGGGCCATCAGTTTGCTGACTGAAATGATGTCTGCGCCTTCAACTTCCAACACCGGGTCTGCGCATGTCGCAGTCCAGGTCTTACCATTCGTTGTTTCAACGGTGAATGTGATGTCCATGTTTAATCATCCATCTCTCGCAAATTGCGCGTTCTTATATCTTAACTAGCAAGAATAAAAAAGTTACTCTGTAGAGAATTTCATGTCGCCCTTGATGTAGATAAGGGCTGACGTGTCTCCCAGGTATGTATCAATTGCCGTCTTTGCTGCTGATAGAACTGTTGTCAAATCTGTTCCTTCGGCAGACAGTCCAATGTCAGAAGCGTATGCCCGGAACCCTTGCACTCCGGTTCCATCGGCAGACGCGACTTCCACCATTTCAAACCTCATACTGACCGTGGTCATAGTTACTCATCTATTGCGTGACTATTTTAAAGTCAGGCAAATTTTCCATCGTCTCTTAACCATACCTCAGGTATCAACCCGGCATCAAGTCCATCCTGGAACGCTTTCAAATCAGATTCCATTCCAGTTATCGTTACTGTTACCCGTTTCCCTATTGGGTATGTGACTCGGGTAGAATCAGGGATAGGAGACCCATCAGGCACAATATGGTGCATCTTGGTTCTCCATCCGTTTATCATTCCAGTCAGGTTTATTGATTTAACGGGCATTCTTGCAATCTCCCATCTCCGATATCTTCAGGGATTATCCTAAAACTTAATTTCATTACACCGTTTCGGTTTGCGTGCGCCATAAATGGTTTCGAACAGTAGTTTACCGATTCAAAGGTTCTGCTGATATAGCACCCGTTACACCCTTTTCCATCTACTCGTTTAATTTCACTCATCCATTTTCACCTCTAATGGATAATTCTCAACTGTTATCTTATCGATACTCGTTTCACAGTCACCGCATCGAAGATTAATCATCGAAAACACAAACTTGTGTATCATATATTCCATATCATGAAATGGGCTGCTGTTATCATGATTCATTTTGTTATCAGAAAACCATAATTTTCCTTGGCAAATCGGGCATTTTATATATCCCGATTTCGGTATGGTTTTCGACATTGTTATTTCAAGTGGCTTTCTGTCATCGGTCATGGCTGTCTCCAGGTTTTAGCAGGGCTGCTTCCTCTTACCATTTTACTCTCTTTGCTATGTTCGGGGTAAGGTCCACCAAAATAGGTATGACATGCGAAACACACAAAGGTTGCCGGGTTCTGGTTCCCGGGTCCTTGTATGGTTCCTGTGGATTGTTCCCATTGCACTTTTCCTCGTCCACAGAATGGACACCCCATTCCAGGGACAATCAACCCTACTCGCGGTATCCCGTCTACCGGGATGGATTCACCCGCATTCGGCGATGTTAAACGGGTTATCAGTTTGTATCCCATATTGGTGTGACTCGGTTCGTAATGCCAGGTCTTTCAGGCTTCGTTTAGCATGTTCTACTAGTTTCAATGTGTTTGCGTCGAACAGGTTTCGACTATGGAAAAACATGACTCCTAACTGGAGTATCGGTGCTGCGGTTCTGGCGTGACCGTGGTATTTGAGAGCAATTCGCGATTCATCAGAGTTGTAGTCGACAACACTGAACTGGTAATTTTTCTTTTTCAGGTATTTCACAAGTTTTCTCGTGCATTTTGTATGCTCGTTGATATACAGGATGCAGGGGTATGGCATCCTACCCCCTCCGCTTTACGATTGACGACGACCTCCGCATTTTTGTATCAATTTCTTCTGCATCTTTTACTGGAATGCATGGTGTCACATTCTCATTCACTGGAATGCATTCTACAGCAACGCCAATTGCTTTGGCATCATCAATGATACCTTGGAGCACCTCTACAGGCGATACGGTATCCTCGACCCCTTGGCGCTTGTCTGATAGCAAATCTATCACCTGTCGGAGTAACACATTGGTGGTTCGACACTCAAAGAAGATCAGTTTTTCAAACTCTCCTTCTGAGTACAGATGTTCCACAAACGGGTCCATCTTCAGTTCGTCTTCGAGTTCGATTCGTTGTGCTCTTGCTTCTTTGTTGACTTTGTTTAGTTCAGCAAGTTCTTTCTGGAAAATTTCGATAGAATTGATTGGAGTTTCGTTTACCATGGTATCACCATGCATCAGATAACATTAGAGCGGTCTTCTTTCCATCCGGGAATCTCCCCTTTACACAGGGAACCATCTGGAACGTGTTCAAATCAAGCGAGAATCCAGTATGAGTCATTATCCGGTGTTTCTGGTTCGGGCCAATGATTGGGAGAGATTCCTCATACTCAATGCATTTCTCAAAGTTTAACTTTATTTCATCGGTGTTCCCACATTTTATTGGTTGCCATCCTCCATCAGTGACAAAATTCGTGTATCTTCCGTTCCGGCATCGTTTACATTGGTCTCTTGCTTTCCAGTCTTGCATCTTGCTCCTGCTGGTTGTGCTGAACGATGAGTTCCTTAATTTCTTCCTTCGAGAAATGAAACTCGCAATTCACCAATACCGGGGAATTATAAGATCTTGCATTCCGGGTTCGTGGATTACTACAAATTGCACATGTAATGCACGGCCTGACCTGCCGGACTGCTATAGGGGGTATGATCATGATTGTTCCTGCTGGTTGTAATGATCGATGAGTTGTTTCATTTCCGAAATCGTAAAGTTATCATCACATGGTTGGTGCTCTCGATAGTTATACCCATAAAAATCAGCAAATTTATTAATTGTGCATATATGAGTCCATTCTCCTCTATGAACTACCGGGTGCCCACGATTAAAAATACAAATCTCACATGGTCTGACCTGCCGGACTGACAGAGGGGGGGTGATCATCATAAGGCATCCTCTAAAGGGCACCATGTAGGTATCGGATGCCACGCAATCTTTGTTTTAGTGTCAGGCAAAGTCTCTACACATCTCCCGGTCAATTTGCACTTCATCTCCATAAAATCAGGGATTAATTGTTTACATTCACGATAGTCTTTGATGTCAACAATTTTTCTCATTCACTCATCCCCTGTACATGCTGGTTGTGATTTGTATACTGGGCAATCTGGACCACACCACCCAGATATTCCGCATATTTCACAGTCATCCATTCCACGCCCATAATCCAACGATGGATCATGGCTTACAACTGGGCTATAGATGTTGGTCATTTTATTTCAGTCTCTCATCAGTGGATGCTTATCTCTTGGTTGCATTCTATGCCCCTGGCTATCGAACCTGGGCAATGGGCAATGGGTCAGTTCTTTGATGGGATACCTCCCATAGGGAGAGTCGCAGGTAGCACCAAAACAGAAATGGCATGGCCCTGTATCTTTCCCACAATGGTTGCAATACGTGTTTGCATACCCACCATTGGGGAACCAATGGAATGCTGGGTCCAGGTCAATTGATGGGCCTCGTGCCTCCATAGGGCATCTCACCATCAGGAACAACAGTTGACCCGTCTGGGTGCAAATCTTACCATCACAGAAATCTTTACCAATCTCTGTGCATTGCTCGCAGTTCTTCCGTTTCTCTTTATTCATCGTTCCAATCTCCAAAATAAGGTCAATTTGGGCTGCGATTCGCATATTCGCGCGCGCTCGCGATCATTAATGATCTAAGATCATTATGATCATCATTCTTTTTTCCCTCTCTTTGTTGATATGTGAGTCGAGACCCATGGGGTCTCGTTTACACTCGACCCGGAGAAGAACCCGGAGCAGAGCGGAGGGAGCGGAGGGGAGAGGGGATGGGAGCCCGGCATACGCCGGGGGAGGGGATGTACACTTAGATTATTAATTAATCATATATATAGAAAATTTACATGATAAATCATGTAGAATCGTGATAGATCGTGTAGAATCATGTAGAATCGTGTAGAATTAATCAATGTGTTCCATTAAGTAATTTGGGTAAAACAATTCGTTTTGGTTTACCTCATAGTATGGTTCTATCTGTTCTAATGCATCGCTTAATTTCATCATTGCATTTGCAAGCAGTTTTATGTGTGGAATTAATGTTCTAAATTCGCTCATTTTTTCTCTCTGTTCTGTATACGTGTAAAATGCGTAAAACACATGATGGCATTCCATACATTCCATGGTGAAACACACCTTTTCTGCGGTGAACCATTGTGGTCTATCTGATCCTCCTGCTGAGAACCCTTTGCGCAGATGCCCACATTTTGGGCATCTTAATCTTATTTCTGGTTCTGGTGTCATTTTATATCTCCTTTTGGATGATGAAAATCCCAATATTTTTTCATTCTGATTGCAAACCCTGGGCAATTTTTGTCTGGTGTTGCTTCGTATTTGTTTCCACAATCGTTACATGTTCCAATTACTGAAATATCGGTTGGTTCAAGGAGAACCATTGTTACATGCCCGCACCAGGGGCATCTGCACCCTTCAAAATTCATTTGTATTCCTTGAGCAAATCCGTGATTTTCTGGTCGTATCGTTTCTCTTTCCTCGCACCCCGGATGATATACGATTTTTTAATCTCCCTGGTTTGTGCGTCGTTGGACTGTGGTTTGTATTGTTTCTTCTTCACTGGCGCTGGTGTTGGGTCTTCTTTAGGACAAGAAATGATGGAAGAGATATCGATGCCGCACTCCCCACAGGGATGCAAGATTCTCCCATTAAGGATCACCCTAGACCAAGCATCACACGAAAGACGGAAACAATTCAGTGCAGTTGGCTTTGTGAACTTGGATGGCATATTGTTTCATCCGGCGATTTTTTAGATTTTCTGCATATTGGATACATGGTGCGGTTGCTTACATCTCCAATTGGCTTTTCCTTAGTCCAGGTCAAAGACCTGCACATTCTTGCGATACATTCTCTTGATGATGGCATGTTAATACCCAAATATCCCGAGTTCTTTCCATAGCGCTTTTACAGTTGCTACGGCTTCATCAGTCTCCATTCCTTCTGCAATTGCTTTGTCGGTGAGTTCTGCTTTTGTAGGCCATTTCCCGTTGTCTTCGTATAACTGGAACCTCATTTTTTTGATGTCTTCAATATCCATCCGGTTAGAGAAGGAGAGTTGTCCTGCTGCTTTATCAGCATCTAACTCTCCGGTCTTCGGGTCTGTGCCCGTGATTCTCATCGCTTCTTCATAGATGAATATTGCTCTATTAACGTCAATTGCTTCAACAAAACTCGATAACCGAGTTTTTGCTGATGCTTCTGACATTCTAATGATGTCCTCAATCTGACGAGGTGTGATGGGAATTGCGGATTGTGTTCTGTTTCTAATCTTGGCATAGTAGTCCTCATACATCTGTGCTGCTTCATCGCTGATTTCAGGTGTGCATGACTGCTTTGCATGGGCGATATATTTTCTGATAGTTTCAACCGGGATCTTCTTTGTTTCACTTCTTCCTCGGTGTGAATTGATGATATGCTTTGCAATTGCTCTGTCTTTCTTTGCGTCTGGTTCGTCAGTAAGCAGGAATATGAGACCAAACCTGGATAGCAATGATGGAGCAAATGTAACCTGGCTGCCAAGGTCTGCAAATCTATCAAATCTGGATCTTTTTGGATTTGCTGCCATTAGGCATGATTCCTTTGTAGACAAGTCTGCAGAAATCCCTGCCTTGTTAATATGCAGAACCTGTTCTTCCATTATTTCATGGAGAGATGATACTGCGTCTTTGTCCACTTTGTCTAGTTCATCCAGGAATAACATCCCTTTGTCGGCTAATACGGCTGCACCAGCCTCAATTTCCCAGGCTCCGTCTGCCCCCTTTGTGGCCGCCGCTGTGAGTCCAGCAGCTGATGTAGCCTTGCCAGATGCGTAAATACCTCTGGGGCATAGGTTAAAGGCAGACTTGAGTATTTTGGACTTTGCAACGGAAGGATCTCCACAGAGCAGGATATGAAAATCTGCTCTAAAGCGGTCGCCATCGTCGTTGATTTTCTCGACGCCTCCAAGCAACTGGAGTAATATCGCTTGTTTGATACTTTCGTACCCTTTGACCACTCCTGCGATGCTTGTCCATAGATTGTCATATATTGCAGGGTCTTTTGCAAGTTCTTCGAACTCTCTGATTTCATCATCGGTAATCTCTATTTTACTGAAATCCTTGTTTTTCACTTCAACAGACTTTGCATCCATGAACGTGTCCAGCGTAGCCCCATTTTTTTTCTGAGCACCTTTGAACACACCATTGATTACAACGATGTTACCTGGTTGAACTTTTCCAGTTAAATCGTCCAGCAACTTCACCGTGAGAATTTCTGGTTTAGTTCCACCACCGTCTTCCGGTGGGTCTTGCACTTGGATTAACTGGTAGTCTTTTTTGATTGATTGCTTGAGCAGGAATCTCCATGATTTTCCACCACATATGCATTTGTCGGCAGGTGACACGATTTCATCTTCTTCAACTGGCATATAGACAATTTTGTCTTTACATGCATTGCACTTGAACGCTGCATGGACAAGCCTTGGCTTAACAGTAGTGACCTTACGAACTATCACCCGAAGAGAGGCAAATTTGTCAAGATATGCTGAATTTAGGTCTTTGACCTTAATTCTAGTAGGGAACCCAATGAATCGTAGTCCAATGGAATGTTTTGACCCGTTCCATCCAGGGATTGCACGAGTTTCCATTAATGCTGAATATAATGCATTTTCAGCCAGTAATGGGTCTTTGACAATTGAATCAAACAATTCCTGGGTGGTATTGTTTACATTAATTGTCAGTGTAGTCTTTTTTGGGTATGTGGCTTTCAGTAATTCTACTTGCGGTTTGTGGGTGGTTGCTAGATTTTCTTTCCATAACGCTACAGTGCTAGTCATATTCATTCCAAATTCAAAAGACGGTGTAACCCCCGTCTAACAGGGAGATCCGAATCTCGATGCCTTATATGATGTCTAATGCAATTAGTTCTGTATCTCTCTCATCGTCATAACATGCGTGGCATACATTGTGATCATCTGACATCTCTTCATTTTCGAATTCATATCCACAAATTTCACATTTGAACATAGAACCCCCTCCAGATAGGGATAACCACCACCTGGAGTTAACAAAAAAATAAAAGAATCAATCAGTTTAGCGAGCAACCCCGCTAACCAAAATTGATGGTGGTTATTCTGGACTTTCCATATAGTCCGTTTGCGGTGCTGATGTCACTACTGGTTGTGGTGGCATCATTGGTGGTTGTGCCATTGGCGGTGGTGTAACCACTGGTGGTTTTGGTGGTGCTCGCAGCATTGCTGCCAGTTCTTTGATTTTGATTGGGTCTAACTGGTATGCTAGTGCAATGGTTGCAGCCAGTGTGAACATTCCCAGGTCAGATGGTTGTGATGGTGCTGCTGGTGCTGCAGGCCTTGGGGCCTGGGTCTGGGGCTGATATGCTGGTTTGTTGTAACCTTGATTCTGGTATGGTTGTCTCTGATATCCCCCCTGGTTTCCACCATAATGTGGCGCGTTTCCGGCAGGTGCTCCGAATCCTGCTTTTTTGAGGAATGTCACCATTGGAGTTCCTTCAACGTCTTTGACGGTTACTTCAACTTCCATGCCTGGTGTGAAGTTTCCAAGAAATCTTTTGACGTTCTCTGCGACCCAGAAGCATGTATCATCGAATGCAACGGTGTCGTCTCCGACACTTTGTAATACTTTCTTTGCCATTGTATTCACCTAATTTGTAAGATGTTAACCCTGAAAAGGGTGTTCATGCCCAAAAGATACGGGCAATAATCCATAGTATTGTTGCTAATGCAACATACCGTATTATTTGGCATCCTGTTTCAATGATTAACGGGGTTTCTCCCATATCTGGACATCAATGTTTAACCCTGCGTTTCTGCTCCATCCGTAGCAATACTGACAGTGTATACATTGTTTTTGACATTTCCAAATTTCATTATCTGGTGGAGTTTTGCTCACGTTAAATGTGGGGTATCCACGAATACGATCATTGCTGAGATACTTTCCGCTTGCGATTACTTGAAGATTGGTTGGCCAGTTAAGGCCGTCCGATTCTATCAAGTCTATCCGTTTTGTCCAGATAGTGAATTTCGATGCTGGATTTAGTTCTGCGAGTCGTTTACAGTTTCTCCAGTGTTGCATGTTGAGTAACTCGCCGAATGCCTGAATTCTATGGCTACCAAGTGGAGCCCATGATAGTAAATTGTCTTTCATGGGTTTGCTTAATATTTCGCCATTGCGTGTGTATGCTGCGTTCATGTTTGGTCTAATCATGCAATACCGTTTGGCATAGCAATGATTGGCAAATGAACATTCAAACATACAGAATTCGTTTGACAGTGGGCTGGTGTTTCCCCAACTCCACATACCTGCCATCTTTCCGCCTTTGGACATTGGATGCTGTGTCCAAAGTGAGAGGGGTGTCATTTCTTTCATTTGTTTATCTCACTTCTAATGTGATTGCTTGTTCTGTGATTCTACCAATGGTATGCTCATAAGATTCACCAATGCATTTTTCGGCTGCCCCTTGGATAGACTCATACAGTCCTGGTGTCAGTTTTGACCAGGTTGCATATTCGGTGAGGCTGTTGTATATGTCATACCTTGATGTGTTGTCAAGCGTGAATTTACCACGAGACATGATATCTTTGACTCTCTTCTCACTGATACCATATGATGCAATAGTCATTGTCAGTTCGTCTTCGCATGAGAATCGGAATGTTTCACTGGTTGCTCTGTTGAACATATCCAGATACACTCCTTTCGCTTTCATTGTTGCCTGAAGCATATCCTGGATTTTTGATTTTACTTTTTCTATGACATCTCCCATATGTCTCACAGACAGTATGTCTAATTTGAGGTCTGGCGTATCTTTGAATATCATTCCATTACTGCATATACCTCTTACAGCAAAGGGGAACAGGTTGAGTCCAGTCTCTTTGTTATATGAGTTTCGGACTGAGTAACCAAGGTTGATGTCAGACCCAGTTGGGTCAGATATACACAGGTTACTGAATGTTAGGTCCATCCATGCCTGTGTGCCAAAGTCGTTTATTCTGCCATTCATTTCGATACCTGCTTTTTGGATAGCAGATAGCACAGTTACAAATGCATCCTGGTGTTGAACTAATTCATATTTATTTGAAATGCAACTTACTTCCTGGTTGTTGACTATCACTGTGCTGTATTTTGACAGTTTGTAGTCGTTAAGGTCTCCTTGGCGATACAGTGGCAGTTTCTTTGCAGATGAAAGAGAGTTGAATCTCTCTGATTCTAGTAGTTCATCTATGCTGATGAATTCCTTTTCAGGTTTGCTGATTGCTTGGTTTGTGAATGACATGTTTACTCACCTTCTTCTTTGTAGAAGTCTTCTCTGGTTTTCTTTTCAGGATACTCGTAATCGGTCGACTTACGGTATGCGTAGTATTTTTCTTCGGCGTTTTTGCGTTGGTTTTCTGTGATACCGAACTTCTCACAGTCTCGTTCTTTAATCCAGTTACTGAAATCGGCATTATATTCCGATTTTGCTGAATTGTAGTCATCCCACATTTTCTTTGCAGATGGGACAACAACTTTGATTATAAGTTCGTTTCCATCGCTTTTGTCTATCTGTGCGGATGTTATCAGAACATCCTTTTCTTTTGCAATTGCTGCAATAGCAACTCCCATTGCTTTGATGAGAGTGTATTTTGTCTGTTCAGAGATTTCCGGGCGGTTTGGTTCAATTGGCTGGTCTCTTACCATTTTACTCACGTTCTACTTTTACTGGAGATTTTTTTACAACTCGCTTTTTGCGAACCACTGGTTGTTTTTCAACTATTAATGCACAAAGTTCCGTGCAGGCAAATACGCTCACTGGAGCAATTGCATAGATGTACGATTCTGTGAGGTCTTGTGCTCCTAAAGTGTTCAGCACTATCGATGTTATAGTGAAGAACCCTAAAATCATCGCTGGTATGATTGATGGTTTGCCTATTTTACTAAAGTATACCCTTATGAACATTGAGAGAGCCATAGTGCCATCTACAACGATGGGGAACAAGAATGCCACAACTATCCGGTGTTCGACTGCTAACTCATACAAAGTGCCATATGAGACGGCACATGCGATTGTAGCCATGGCTATAGTTCCAGCCATGACCCATCCGAATTCGCGTTTCATGATCGTTTACCTAAAGGAGCATGTTTCATAGTAATCGAAAAAAAAGAAACAGAATTAATCAGATTGGCGACTATAAGAGACAGTCTGTTATTCTGATTGGATGAGTTCAATGCCAACTGCAATCCATGCCGCTGAATTATCGGTTTCTGTTGGTTTTACACATGCGGTTGGAGTGTGGTATCGTTCCATAAAACAGAAACATGGGTTAGATTGGCATTTTGTGCATTTCCATCGGGTGTATTCAATTTCTCTCATTGTGACACCTGGGGAGAAAGGTGTAGCATGTCTCGGTTAAGCCATGCTCCTTCGATTTCCGGGCATTCGTCATCAATACCACAGTCATGCATTGACTGGTAAATCTCGAACATCATATCCATTCTCATTTTACTCACCATACTTACATTGCTGGGTTTCCATCAGAAGACACTTAACACGCTTACATTTGCTGCAAGGTTTTAGTCGAGGGTTATACTCGACTTCGCAATCTTTGCACCTCACACATGCATTAGGACCGTCATATGTGCATATCATACTTGGTTGTAGATTTGTTCGTCAAAGAGTGACATCCACCAGGTAGCAATAGCCATTGCTGTAGGTTCAGTGATACACATCTGGAGCAATATTGCACGAAGATACTCTTTTGTCTGTGCGTATCCTTCACCGGATACTTCTATCTTGATATTGGCATATCCCGGGAGGGGGATAGTGCCACCTAGACTCATCATATTGGCCATCGTTATTTTCTCCATTCTGGTAAGTTTTTCCATCTGTTGTAATAGTTGCATTGCTTTACTTGCGGGCAGTTTATACAGTCATCATTGCAATTTGGCGACCATGCAATGCAATGTATTTCATCTGCGGTTTTGGGTAAACATGGTTTAGCAATGTCTTTACAGTTAAGACATGACATTTGTGTTAAGCATGGGCGTCGTGTCATTCATTTCTCTCATTACTTGATATTGCACCCGATACCGGGGTAGCGTGAGCACGGCGTGATAGGATAGCCCATGCCCATTCGTGTTCTTTAGGCGATAACTTACCGCTATTGATATGACACAATAGTAGGCTCGACTTCATTCTTTCCATTTTGTGCATACTAATTTCTCCATTCTTCATTTGCAAGAAATGCTAACAAATCTCCATGGCATCTTAACGGGGCACAATAACATCCCAACACTTTTCCTTTCAACTCGGTTAATGCGAGAACTAAATCGGGCCTTGATGAGAGATATGCTTCATACTTATCACATACTTCATCTCTATTGCCATCTTTACCAATAACAAATGGATTGCCCCATTTGCTGCCTCTACCAATATACACATCATAATTGGCAGATTTTACATTAACGACCATTTTATGCATGATACACCTAAAAACAAAAGAATTAATCAGATTAGATATAGCCACGGGCAGTGGCTATTATCTCGGACTCGGTCAGTGCTTGGAATGCCATGAACTTGGCATACTCACGCTGTTCAATAGCCCATATTTGTGCTTGGTCTCTCTCATTTAATTCGACTAGGATGGTGTCATAGGTAAGCGAGAGAGCGTCGAAGTGTTCACATATCCCTGGTAAGTCCCATTCATTACTGCTCTCGATGATTTTCATATCTCTCAAGATGCGGGTAGCAATCAGTTCTAGTTGGCTAGTAGCCATCTCTTCTATTTTCATCATGGTTATCGATAGAAAGAAAAGAATTAATTCGTGACCTTCGGGTAAGGCCCATTGGGCACCTTGGTTTCCACTGGAGTTCACACTGTGAATGCAATGTATATTAATTAATCAATAATAATCAATATTTATTGAATTAATCATTGTATAATCATTGAATTGATCATATCATGTGCCGCCATATTCATATGATAATATGATGAAGTCTCAATCATCACATACATCATCAATCATACATTGGGGCACTAAAAGAGGGTACAATATGATTGATGATAATACTATAAATAACTATGTGCGGCACGGGGTATTGATTTCCAGTGGAAAGATGGATAAATTGGGCTCCGATTCACATCAAGGATCAGTGATTTCCGGTCCCATCAAGGGATAACCACCCCGCCCACTTAACACATGGAGAGACAGGGAGAGCCGCCTCCAGCAATAAACGAAAAAAGATTAAAAGGGTGTGAAGTCTGTGTTGTCTGCCCAGGTTGCGTCTTCGCTCTCTTCTCTTTCAAGTCTTGCTTGCCATTCTTCATATGTTTCTTCAGCCATGATTATCGATCTCGATCCAAGAATCAATCAGATTGGTGTGGATAAGATCAATTGACGTGCTGGCATCGCCAGCACAAAGCATCACGCGGTGCACGATTTGTTTAGCTGAGCCCCCCATCAAAAAATTTCAAAAAATCAAAGCCCTCCATAAAAAATTTTATTTTTCAAACTTGGCCGAATACATATAATCAAATACAATAAAATACAATCTATGTATATGCAAGTGAACTTGCCAGAGGACACCGTTGAGCGGTGTAAATCGCTGATGAACAAGAAAGAGAGTTGGGGTGCGTTCATTGAACGGATTCTCGATGAGAATGAAGAAGCGGCATTGAATGTTCAGGGGTTGTAAAATGTCTGATGAATTGGTAAGGGTATTGGATTCTGTGGCTAAGGGGTATGAATGCGCAGATGTGTGGGTTAGGAGATACGAGACTCTGTTTGCAGAGTATACTGCGTTGAACGCCAGGTGCGAAGAGAATCGCAACCATGGCCAGTATACAATCGGGAAATATAATGCACGGGTTTCAGAATTGGAGGACTTGAAAGCCCTATTGGAAACAACGGTTTCCGAATTGAAATCCAAAATTGAAAAACTGGCAACGGAGAGACTTGCGTTGTATTCAGCGTTGGGAGATTCGCGAAGATCGATTTCAAATTATAAGCGCCGGGAAAGTGTCAGAATGGGGATGGTGATTTTCGATTTGGGAGATGGTGAGTAAGATGATCAAGAAAGTAACAGTAAAATTTGATTCATGTTCAGAATGCCCGGTAAACCGGTATTCTGGGTGCGAAGTGTACAATGGTTCCAACATTCCTGAAGATTGCCCGATTGAGACCAGCGCTATGCTGAACCGGTATACGGAGTTTTCCAGGTCGCGCGGACAAGAATACATGGATGACATGACTGCATGCAACGCTGGAGATTCTCAAAAGCAACGTCAACCAAGAAGCGGAGAAGAATGATGGAACCGATTCGAACTTTGTTCGTAAAAAAATACCCGAATTTGATTAAGTATTTGTCGGACAAATTGGCGACTGATTTTAGATCAAACTATGACAAGAGCAAATATATCGCTAGCGTGTTAGAAGGATCTCATCAGACCCTTGAGGAACTGTTCGAAGAACATCTTGCATCTCAAGCGGTTGGTCGTACCACCCCTGTGAAACGGTGTGCGTTTGATTCCACCATGGGGTGTAGGTGTGGGGTTACGGGTCAAATGATTGATTATGAGAACCATGTGCAATTCAAAGAATCCGGGGTTATATGTGCAGCATGGAGTACCGGGAGATGTGTCCGGCTCCAGCCGTTTGCTCAAGTCGGGGTAGATGTGAACAATGGCTGACTTACCAGGTATCAAACCGGCAGCCTGGTGCCCTGCGTATCATAAGACATCTGACCGCCAGGTGTGTGGTGATAGGAGATGTAAGTTCTATGTTGACCATATTATCACAATTTCATCCCAGACGCACACAGAGACATCGCCAGACGTGGATGAAGAGTTAAACGCATTGAGTATCGAAGTTGCAGTTATCCGGGCGCCTCGGGTGCACTACGTGATAGGTGCAAAATGTGACTGGCATTGTTGTAGATATGATGAACCTTCTAAGTTGGAGACGCTGCCATGGGAGTGACTCTCGACATGGTAAAGGCCACACGCCAGACACTTGCCCTGGCGGCATTAATTGCTTTTTGTGGAGTGTATTTTGTAATTGGGGTGGGGTTGTGTTTGAAAGTGAACCCGATTATAGGGGTTGTCTGGTTAATATGGGGAATGTTTTTCATTATGGCTATTGCAGATAGGGTTATTGAACCAGTAATGAGATGGGGTGAGTTGTAATGGATGTAAACACAGAAATTTGGAAAATTTTACCAAATGGGCGCATGGCACGGCTATGCGATGCGTGTAGTTTTAAACGCACGGACGAGATTCAGTCGTATACCAAATATTATAGGTCTCACTGTATGCTTACAGGTGATGCCTTGATTGCAACTATGTCGGGAGATAATAGATATCCAATTCCAGAGTCGTGCACTCTTAATAATGCGATCATCGAGGACTCAACTGATGGCAACACAATCTGAAAAGATGTACAAATGCCACCGATGTATGATTTTCCTACCGGAAGGTGCATTGAACAGCATGATGACATGCCCCCAATGCAACCAGGGTGACATGGTGAAAGAGATGTGCCCAAACGATGTGGCCATCTGCATCCATGATATCGTTGACGGTATTGCATACTGCGAGAAGTGCGGGGAACCCATGTGCCCAATCTGCAAAAGCCATGATGTTTCATGCGTCAGTCGGATAACTGGATATTTGTCCGATGTTGCCGGATGGAACGCGGGTAAAGCACAAGAATTGAAAGACCGACACAGGGTTGATATAAATGGAAACTGAGAACGTGCACCGGGTCAGGTTTGGGTGCGGTACTGGGTTTACCGAGTTTTTCATTGACGATATGAAATTGAAGCGAGTTATGAATTTTGACACGAAATATATCGGAGACCGGTATCATCAGGTAACAGTAACGTTCATTGCAAGGATGGGAGAAGGCGATAGCGCATCACCATCGTTTTCTATAGGAGGTAACAATGAACCTGTTTGAGTATGCAGTAAAGCATACCTCGACATACCCCAACATCCTGGGGTATCATTACCGAGACGTAATAACTCCCGAACTGCTTAATGAGTTGAACAAACATGAATTTGTGTTTGTATCGTCTGATTATGCGGTCCCGATAGACGGGTATAACGGGTTCCAGTTCATGACATCTTCGGATTCAATTGACACCTGGATGTGGTTGCAACAGGAGTTTTCTCAACTCCCAACACTTCCGTACTCAGAATACACTGAAGTGCCCACCGTAGGGTTTGTAGGCCGTGTGCCAGTCTTTGCACGAAAGTCTGGTAATTATGCATTACATGCAGGATTTGAACCCAGACAGAAGGCACTTGCAATCTTGTATGCGTCAAATGAGATATGCACGGATTTCCATATTCATCATGAACCAGACGGCGATAGTGCCGGGTTCTGGAACCAGACCCGTCCAGACTTCAAAAAGAACGGTCCTTTGTTCAAGACGAACATGCTGGCGAACCAATACCAGGTATGTGCCAGGGGGAACGCCAACTGGTCGCTCCGGTTCTATGAGACCCTGGCGTACGGCAGGATGCCCATCTTGATAGATTCTGGCGGTAAGTTCCCCCTATTCCAGGGAACTATGGAACAATTTGAAGAGGGTTTAGGGTGGGTTCCATTTCCGATTGTGTATCCGGGAGACGATATAGAAAAGGCTGTATTGTTGTTTCATGAGGGCATATGCAACCAGGATGAAATGAATGAGGCCCAAGCAGATTGTCGAGAGTTCTATGAGATACATTTCAGCCAAGAAGCGCAAATTAAAAAATTCGAAGAAAATTTCGAAGATTACGGAGACTGGTAAACATGGATGAAGAGAACTGTTCGTATTGTGGTCGCCTGACATGGCGAACAACTGGCAGATTGCATATAGCGAACCTGAAGGGCACGCTAATCAATTTTGACAAAGAGATCGATATCAACATCGTTGATGAGACGTTCTGTGATTCTGATTGCCTTCACAGTCGTATCATGGACCACCAATGGCTTAATGATGCGGAACGCGATATAGATACGAATGGCAAATGTCGAAGACAAGATAATCAGGGAACAGTCTAAAAAACTGTGCGCACTGCTTATAATACCCGAAAACACTTTTTTCGAGATTTCTGAACTGGAAGCAATTGAGAAAGCATCATGGAACGAAATCATCCCGTTCAGGGGTGTAACTGTCAGAATTAGTCCGTCTGCTAAAGCGTTAGCAGGTATACTGTTAGAAAAGATCAAAGCAAAGGCAGAATCCGAAACGCTTAGAACATTTAAGAAGTGAGTATTACGAGGATGGTGGGAAGGCTCCCAACTTCCCACCGAGTGTGTTCTGGATGTTAGTATGGAATATCAAGACGCCAGAGAAACTGCTCGCAAGAGATGGGTGAAACGTAACCATGCACTGAACGATGAAGACTGCACCACAATCACACGATCCCTGCCTAGGTCATTTCGTGCGACATCTACTTTGTTCGATGTGAAAGTATAAAAAATTAGTTGGATATAGACTCGATATACGCTTCGAGATCCTGTTTCATGACCATGGTTCCTTTCCGGTGTGATGTGAAGTGTTTTGCACCTGTAAACAGTTCTTCGATATACTTTTCTGCTTCATCTCTTGCAAAATCGATTGCTGCTGACTGAATTCGCATCCCTGGTGCTGCGTGTGCTAACCGCGATACTGCTGCATGTGCGATTGCACGAGTCCTTTTTGACATGAATACCTGGTTTATTGGCGGTATTATAAAATATATACCAAATTAACCCATCTATGAGTTGAATCATATGGATGTAGATTTTTACACTAAAATCGACCAGGAACTCATAAAAGTTCCATATTGCTCCTCTAAATGCAATTATTTCATGATTTGTCCGGTTTGTGACCGGTCAGGGACCGATTTGGGTGCATGTGCTCTTCGAATGCTACCAGAAGACAAGCGCAGACGGTTTGTCAATCTATACCTGCGTGGGCGCGAAGGCATGCGGGCTGAAGCAACCGAGTTATTGTTCAACTTAGCAGCAAAAATGGACCTCCATAACAACCCTGCCCATATGACACAATACATCGATACAATATTGAAGATTGACCGGGCGTTCAAGGTAACAAACGCCGAAATTAAGCGGGTTGAAGACATAGAAGACGCAGAACTCATTCCAGAGAGAGTAGAAGTAACTATCAACCAAAAAGCGAAACGGACTGACCCCGATGAAAGAATTGTCCGAAAAGTGCTTTCTGAACTTGATGACAACCCTGATTCCTTATTCAATTCCCCGATTCTGAACAAAATGAAAGCAAAAGTCAAGTTAGGGGAAATGAAGATGCCAACCACTCAAATTCCGATAGAAATCAAGATTGACCCGTATAAATCTCCTGAACCGGACCCTATAGACTTTACTGGTGAGGATTAATCAAGATGCAGGCGTGGCGTTGCCACTCACATTTAGTTCCTAAATGCGATGGGTGGATAATATGCAGATAGGACTGCACGAAAACCAAATCAAAGTTTACAACTCCAAAAAGAGGTTTGTGTGTGTCAACGCGGGCAGGAGATTTGGGAAAAGCTGGTTTTCAGCATCTAAAATTATTGCAAAGGCGTTGGGGAACCCTGGAGGGGTGTATTGGTTAATTTCTCCATCTTATAGTCAAGTTGAGATTATGTGGAGAATGGTTGATAAGTTGCTACCAAAAAAATACATTGACCAGGTTTACCTGGGTAAACTGTGTATTAAACTGAAAAACGGTGCAACTATCTGGGCAAAGTCTGCAGAGAAGTACGATAACCTTCGAGGAGAAGGTCTTGACGGTATCGTGCTTGACGAAGCAGCGATGATCCACCCTGATGCCTGGTTCAAGGTTATTCGGCCAGCATTGATGGATAAACAAGGATGGGCGATGTTCTGTACTACGCCCAGAGGAAAGAACTGGTACTACAAACTTTACAAAAAAGGGGTGAAAGGTGATCCAAACTATAACGAGAATTGGGAATCGTTTACGTTCTCTTCTTACGACAACCCGTTCCTTGAACGAGACGAACTCGAAGAAGTTGTGCAAGACTTGTCAGAACTCGAATTCGAACAGGAAATCCTCGCAATATTCTTGTCCGATGGAGGAACAGTCTTTAAAAACCTCGATTCCTGTACCAGACATCATATTGATTCTACGTATATTCCAGGGCGAGTATATACAATGGGGGTCGATTTGGGCAGACATCAGGATTTCACAGTTATCACAGTTGGAGATACTGCGACAAAAGAGATTGTCTACTTTGAACGATTCAACAAAACCGCCTGGTCATACGTCAGAGCCAGAATCCAGCATGTCTATGGAACCTACGGACGACCCCCGGTCTTCCTAGACACTACTGGTATTGGTGATGCCATACAGGAAGACCTGGAGACTGCAGGGGTTACTGTTGTTTCATACAAGTTCACATTAGAGTCAAAGAAGGAACTGGTAAAGAGATTAAGCATAGCGTTCCACAACTGCAATATTTTCATCCCCGATAATCCAATTCTCCGCGATGAGTTGGATTCATTCACCTATCAACAAACAGAGGCAGGAAACATCAAGTACGGTGCTCCTAAAGGGTTTTTTGATGACTGTGTGTGTTCTCTGATGCTCTGTAACTACGGGATGAACGGAGGCGTCGCATTATGCCTTGGCGGGTTTGAGATGGAACTTACT